CAATACAAGACCAACAAGGTAATCTAATCATCAGTAAAGATTCTGGTGGTGGAGGATTTCTTAGTCCTTATGCATCTGCTTCTGCTCCAATAGTATACACAGTTACTGTTGCAACTAAAACTACTGGTCATCCATATCACAACGTTGGTAGTTCTAATGCGTATGTTATAAATGGCATTGAAGCACCAATTATAGAATTAAAAGGTAATGATACAGCAAAGCCATACTATTATAAGTTTGATCAATCAGATGCATCTAACTCTGGACACCCATTAAGATTTTATAACAACGTAGGTAAAACTACACAATTTACTACAGGTGTAACTACATCTGGAACACCAGGACAAGCAGGGGCACATACAACAATTGCTGTAGATAAAGATACACCAAGCATTTTATATTATCAATGTTCAGTACATGCTAACATGGGTAATCACACAATACATAATTCACCAACAATTAATACTGGTGTGTTTTTAAAATTACCAACAACTGATGGTACAGCGAATCAAGTTATATCTACTGATGGATCAGGAACTTTAACTTTTTCTGATAGTGTTCTTTTTCCAACTATCTCATCTATCAGTCCAACTGTTATTGATAATAATGCAGCAAACGTTGTAATTACTGGTACAAATTTTAAAGATAGCTCTACACCACCTTTTGTTGATGCAATCAACGCATCTACTGGTGCTATTGTAACTGCAAACTCTGTAACATTTACAAGTGCAACTTCTGTAACTGCAAACTTTACTTTACCAGTTGATGGCACATATTTTTTAAGATTAGAGAATAACGATGGTATTGCATGTAGATCTGGAACAGCTTTACTTACAGTATCAGATGCACCTGCGTGGACAACTTCTGCAGGAAGTTTGGGAACGGTTGCAAGTGGCGGAACTATCAACTTTACAGTGGCAGCTACAAATGCTACAAGTTTTGCAGTACAATCTGGAGCACTTCCAGGTGGTGCAAGTTTAAATACAAGTACGGGTGCAATCACTGGTACTGAATCAGGCTCAACGCAAACGACTACTTTTAACTTTACAATAAGAGCAACGGATGCAGAGGGTCAAACAGCAGATCGTGCGTTTAGTATTACTATATCTCATGGATCAAGTGGAGGAGCACAATTTAACTAATGGCTGGTACAAGATTATTAAAAACTTTAGGAACACCAACAAACGGAAAAAAATTTACTTGGAGTGCTTGGGTAAAAAGAGCAAAACTTGGTGGTGACCAAGTATTATTTAATGCAAATAATGCAGGTTCAGTAAATGTAACTTTTAGATTCAATAGTAATAATAAACTTTATTTCTTTTATTTAAATAGTGGCTCTATGATATGGCAGTATGAAACAAGTGCTGTTTATAGAGATAGTAATGCGTGGATGCACATTGTTTTCGCTTATGATAGCACCTTAGGCACAAATTCAGATAGGATTAAAATTTATGTAAATGGCACAAGAGTTACAAATTTTGATGCTGCAACTCATGCTTCACAAGATGTAACAAACTCTATGAATAGTGCAGTTGCTCACTACATTGGTGATAATGGAGGTGGTAATCAATTTGATGGATGTATGAGCCATATACACTTTACAGATGGTTATACTTATCAAGCATCATCATTTGGTGCAACAGATGCAACAACTGGTGAGTGGCGAATAAATGCTAGTCCTAGTGTTACTTATGGAAACAATGGTTTTTTTATTTTAAAAGATAGCAATTCATTAACAGACCAATCACCTAATACAAATAACTGGGCAGTTGATACAGGTACACTTACATCAACAAAAGATAATCCTTCTAATAATTTTGCAACTATAAATCCTTTGCAAAGTTTTGGCAGTGGAACTCTTGATATAGATTACGCTAATACTAGAGTAAGAGGCAATGGTTCTGCTTGGATGAGAGCAAATGCAAGTTTAGCGGCTAAAAGTGGTAAATGGTATTATGAGGCTTATATTCAAGCTACTACATCTGGTAGACCTATAAGACTAGGTTGGGATAGTGCTGATAATCCTAATAATGGTGCTGATACTTATTATAGTGGATTTAATATTTCAACAGATGGATATATAAGAGGTGGTGTTAATGGTTATAATGGATATGACCCAGATTCTACTGCGTTAGGTGTAACTTTTACAACTGGCGACTACATTGGTTTAGCCATAGATATAGATGGTGATACTGTTACAGCTTATAAAAATGGAACAGTTATATCTAATGTAAATGCTTTAAGTTTATCAGGCTTTACAAATTGCAGTATTAAAAAATCAAGAGGTCATTGGATAACACCTTCAGTAAATTGGTATTCAGTAAGTAATAATGATAACAGAACAGAACTTAATTTTGGTAATGGTGCATTTGCAAATACACAATTAACTGGTACTACTTACACCGATAGTGCAGGTTTTGGAGTTTTTAAATATCAACCACCAACTAATTATTTAGCATGGTGTACTAAAAATTTGAACCAATAGGAGAAATAATAAATGGCATATACTTCAGTTGATAAATCAAAAAGCAACATGAACACAGTTCTTTATACTGGTAATGGAGGAACACAATCTATTACAGGAGTTGGTTTTCAACCAGATTTTTTATGGACAAAAAGACGAGATAGCAGTGGTTGGCATTATTTACAAAATGTAATTAGAGGTGCAGCAAATGCAGTTTATTCAAACGCAACTAATGTTGAAACGAGTAGTGGTACAGGAGGAGTAACCTCTTTTGATAGTGATGGTTTTTCACTAGGTAGTTATAATGATGTAAATGCAAATAGTGGAACTTATGTTGGTTGGAATTGGAAAGCAGGTGGTGCAGGTTCAGCTAATTCAGATGGAACTTTAGCATCAACAGTTTCTGTAAATCAAACAGCAGGTATAAGTATTGTTAAATATACAGGCAGTGGATCTGTTACAACAGTTGGCCATGGATTAGGCGCAGCTCCAAAATTAATAATAGTAAAAAGATTAACTGGTGGTACTGAGGCATGGCCTGTAGATGATAGATCTCAAGGCGGCATACTGTATTTAAATGAGACTGGTGCTTTAGGTTCTTATGGAGATAGTTCACCATTTCCAACAACAGCTCCAACAAATACTGTATTTTCAATTGGTACAGCTAATAATACTAATGCTAGTGGTTCTGATTTTATAGCTTACTGTTTTGCACAAAAAAATGGTTTTAGCCAAATTGGAAAATATACAGGTCTAACTGATAGTGGTACTGAGGCTTCAATGGATGATAGCTTTATTTATACTGGTTTTGCTCCTCAATGGCTCATGGTCAAAAAAACTAATTCGTCAGGCACAGGTTGGTTCATATTTGATAGATCAAGAGATTTTTATAACTATGCTAGTAAATTTTTAATGCCTCAAGCAGCTAACCAAGAAGATAGTTCGACTTCAAGATCTTTAGATTTTCTAAGTAATGGTTTTAAATTTAGAGGAAGTAGTGATGATGTTTGTGGTGCAGGTAGCACTTATTTTTATGTAGCCTTTGGTCAAACCCTGGTAGGATCTAATAACATCCCAGCAACGGCGAGGTAATCCGTGTATTTCGGTGCAACACCCTTTGCATCAGCCGCATTCTCAGATGTAGGCTTCAATCCTAATGCATTTGTATCTTTACAAGGTATAAGGTTAAACGTAGCCGTTGGTAATTCTGTAGTAGTAGGTAAAGCAGAAGTATCTGTAACAGGAGAAAGATTAAATATTGCTACAAGCAATCCTACAATAGTTGCAAAAGCAATTGTAGCTTTAACAGGTAACAGATTTAATGTAGCGAATGGTAACGCTCAAGCATCCATACCTATCGACGTACCAGTAACTGGTGAAGAATTTGATATTTCTGTAAATAGTGTAACTATAAAAGCAGGAGCTAAACCTACAATAACTGGTAATAGGTACAATGTAGGAATAGGTAACACTACAGTAATAGGTAAGGCTAATGTTTCTGTAACAGGAAACAGATTAAATATATCATTAGGAAATGCAGTTGCAAAAGCTAATGCAATAGCTGTGGTTTCAGGCAATAGATTTAATATATCAACAACTGCTTTTGGAACTGGTAATTTTGATGTATTTGCAAAAGCTGTTATTCAGCCTTCTGGTGAAAAATTAAAAGTAGAGTCAAATGACGTTACTTTAAGAATGTGGGAGGCTGTTCCTACTAATGCAACTCAAACCTGGGTGGAGATACCGTAATGTTTTTTGGAGCAACACCTTTCGCGTCAACAACTTTTGCTGGAGTAGGCATTCAAAATGTAGTTGTTTTACCTAGTGGAAATAGGTTTAATATTAATGTAGGAAATACTTCAGTTAGTTTTGGAGCTAATGTAACGGGTCAAAGATTTAAACTTGCCACAGGTACCGTTTCTGTGATATCATGGAGTGAAATAGATCCAAATGCAACGGGAACGTGGATACCTATTGATCCACTTAACCCATAAGGAGAAATATGGCATCGAGCACATCAAGTGATTTAAAATTGGAGTTAATTACCACAGGTGAAAAGTCTGGTACCTGGGGCACAATTACAAATACAAATTTACAAATATTAGAACAAGCAGCAACAGGTGTTTTAATTATAGGAGTATCATCTGGCACAGTAGCATTATCTTTAGCAAACCATGCTACAGCAACTGGTAAAAGTTTTTATTATAAATTAACTGGAACTCTATCTGGAAACGTAACAGTAACCATGCCAGATTCAGCAGAGAGAGTTTTTGTTGTAGAGGATGCTACAAATAGATCATCTAGTAGTTACACTGTAACAGTTAAAACTGTTTCGGGGACAGGGGTTACATTACCTGCTGGATCAGCGACGCTATTATTTTCTGATGGCACAGATATTACAGGGAAACTACAGACAAAAGGTTATTACACTGTTCCAGGTGCTTACACAGCTGTTAACGGTGATCAGTTATTAGTAGATACATCTGCAGGTGGTATTAATAGTTCTGTAACTATAACACTTCCATCCTCTCCAGCTATTGGAAATGAAGTTCATTTTATCGATAGTGGTAATAATTTAAATTCAAATAATTTAACTATTGCTCGAAACGGTTCAAACATTTTAGGTGCGGCTACCAATTTAGTTGTCAGTACAAATGGTGCAGCTTTTACTCTAGTATTTGTAAACGCAACTAGAGGCTGGGCTTATAAAACTAAAATATAGGAGATGAGACGTGGCTCTCATTGATTTTAAATTTCAAGCTGGAATTGATAAACAAAATACATCTGTTGGTGCAGAAAATAGATGGGTTGATTCTGACAATGTAAGATTTAGATATGGTCTACCTGAAAAAGTTGGTGGCTGGGCTTCACTTGTAACAGATACAATAGTGGGTGTAGCTAGAGCACAACATGCTTTTGTAGACTTAGATGGTAATAGATATGTAGCCATAGGAACAGATAAGTTTTTGTTGATATACTTTGAAGGAAAACTTCACGATATTACACCTTTAAAAACTACTTTAACCTCTGCAACTATTGCAACAACAAATGGATCACCAACTTGTACGATTACAAAAACTGCACATGGTTTATCTGCAGGAGATATAATACAATTAGATAACGTTACCCTACCAGGTGGTACAGGATTTAGTAATTCAGACTTCGAAGATAAAAACTTTCAAGTAATAACAGTTCCAACAACAAGTACATTTACAATAACACAATCATCTAATGCAACTGCTACAGTATCAACTGGTGGTAGTTTAAGTATAAAACCTTTTGAACCCGTTGGCCCAAGAGCGCAATCGTATGGTTATGGTTGGGGTATTGATACTTGGGGCACAGGTAACTGGGGAGAGGCTGCATCAGCTTCTGATATATCACTAGAGCCAGGTTTATGGTCATTAAGTAACTTTGGTGAAGTGTTAATTGCAACTATAGGAAACGGTAAAACATTTACATGGAACGCTGGAGCAGGTTCACCTTTGACAACAAGAGCATCAACTACAACATCAAATTTTCAAACTAATAATAATCCAACAGCCACTAGAATTACTTTAACATCACCAACTACTCGTCACTTAATTCATTTAGGTACAGAAACAACAATCGGTAATACAAGTACACAAGATGATATGTTCATAAGATTCTCTGACAGAGAAGCTATAAATGTTTACACACCAACAGCTACCAATACTGCAGGATCACAAAGACTACAAGACGGTACTAAAATTATGTCTGCAATAAGATCTAAAGAAAACATATTGGTTTGGACAGATAACTCTCTATATCTTATGAAATTCGTAGGTGCTCCTTTTACTTTTGGATTTGAACAAGTTGGTACAAACTGTGGTATCATTGGTAAAAATGCTGTGATTCAAATAGATGGTGCTGCTTTTTGGATGAGCTCAAAAGGATTCTTTTTATACGATGGTACTGTTAAATCTTTACCGTGTTCTGTAGAAGATTTTGTTTATGATAATTTTGATACAACAAAAGGACAACAAGTATATGCAGGTTTAAATAATTTGTACACTGAAATAGTTTGGTATTATCCTTCGAATGGATCAGAGTATAATGATAAATACGTTGTTTATAATTATGGAGAAGGCACTTGGTATACAGGAACAGAAGCTAGAACAACATGGATAGATGCAACTGTTTATCAAAATCCTTTTGCAACTAAATATGATTCTAATTCAAGTGGTACATTTCCTGTAATTGTTGGAGAGTCAGGTCTAGGTCAAACAACCTATTTTGAACACGAAGTAGGAACTGATCAGGTAAACCCTGACGGTACAACAACCACTGTTACTTCTTTTATACAATCTTTTGACTTTGACATAGCTAATCCACAGATGGGAGAAGGAGAGTTTTTCTTAGCAGTTAGAAGATTTATACCTGATTTTAAAAATTTATTAGGTAATGCAAAAGTTACTTTAGCTGTAAAAAGATTTCCTCAACAATCTCAATCTACAACATCATTAAGTCCCTTTACAATAACAGCTACTACCAATAAAAAGGATACTCGTGCCAGAGGAAGATACGTAAACATTAAGATAGAGAATGATGCTGCTAGTGAGTCTTGGAGATTTGGCACATTTAAGATAGATATACAACCAGATGGAAGAAGATAATGGCTAAAATTATAGTAAGAGTACCAGAACCCAAACCTACATATGAGTTTTCTAACCAAAAACAAATAAATAGGTCTTTGGCTAGTATTGTAGAACAGCTAAATTCTACGTATTTAAACGAATTAAAAGAGGAGCAGGAGCGATTTACCTGGTTTTTAGGTGGCTAATATATATACAAACGTAAAAGCAGATTTGACAACTAACGGAAATACTAGTATTTTCACAGTACCGACGGCTACAACCGCTATTGTTAAGTCCTTTTTAGTATCTAATGATTCAATTTCGGCAGATCCTATTCAGGTTGAAATAGTAGACACGGCAGACGCTACTTATAACTTGTTTAAAAGTCAGTCTATAGCTGCAAATTCTACTGTTGAATTACTAACAAATCCGTTAGTATTGACAGAAGGAGAACAGATAAAAGTACAAGCAACCACTGCAGATAGATTGCATGTTATTTTATCTATGTTACAATTGAATAGAGACTAAATTATGGCATTTAAAGAAGAAGGTTCAGTAAGATATGAAACTATAGATGGCAAAAAAGTACCTATAGTTGAATGTGAAGCTGAGATAGTTTTAAAAAATATAAAAACAAATAAAGAGTATGGTTCAGATAAAGAAGCAGAAGATGATATCAACGATCCAAACACTGATACAAAAAAAGAGGACATCACAAGATCTGTAAAAATAATGGTAGCAGATATACCTGCAATAGGCGCAGCATCTGATGAATAATCATGGCGATTAATAGAATGATGATGAAAAGACAAATGTACGAGGGCGGTGGCCTGGGGTTAGTTCCTAGAGAACAATATGGCCTTGGTAGCTTTCTTAAAAAAACTTTTAAAAAAATTACAAAACCTTTTGTAAAAATATCACAGAAATTAGTTCCAAAAGAATTAGCTAGACCTATGATGTTAGCTGCACCATTTCTTGGCCCAGCTGCTCCACTAATCTATGCAGCAGGTTCAGCAAAAGCAACAGGTGGAATTGATCCATTAAAGTTAGCATTGTCTGCAGCGCCATATGTAAAATTTGAAGGCATCAAACCAGTTGGTTATGGTGGATCTAAATTTGGAGTATTTGGTGGAGAAGAGATAGGGTTTGGAGCAAGAAACATAGATCCCTCACAAGAATTCTTATTAGGTGATGATGTTGTACCAGCTGGAGAATTAAGAGGAACTAGTATAGCAGATCAAGTTGATAAATTTAGTGACAAACAATTTGATGCTCTTGCTAAAGGTAAAGGAAAAAAAGCTAGTATAAAAGAAGTAGCTTTAGAACAAATAACAGATCCTGGAAATATAGCTTCTGCAGGTATAGGTTTAAAAAGTTATATAGATGCTAAAAAACAAGAGTTAGAAGATAAAGGTTTAGAATTTACTGAAGAAGATTATAATGCAGCTGTAAACGAATATTACACTCAATATCAACCATATTTTGAAAGAGGCTTTGCTAAAACAGGTGGCATAGCACAGACTAGAGAAGAATATGGCAGCGGTGGCCCAAGTGGTAACAGATTAAAACAATTATATACTTTAAGAGAAGAAGCTATAGAAAAAGGTGATGACGATAAAGTTATAGAACTAGATCAAGAGATAGGTTTAATACTTAAACAATATGCAAAAGGCGGCAGAGTTAAATTAGAAAGTGGTGGTGGACTTGGAAAACTTTTAGTTAACTCTGGATTATTTAACAAAGTAGCAGAAAAAACTCTTGGTAAAAAAGTTGGTGGTAGAAACCTAATGGCAGAAAAAATATTAGCAGGGCCAATTATAGTTGGAGAAGAAGATACTTTAGAAGCAGATTTTCCTAATATGTCAAATGCAGAGATTATAGCAACAGCAGATTCTAATCCTTTCACTAAACGAGGTGTAGTTGTTCCGATTAAAAGACCAGAACAAACAGAAGAAAATACAATAGTTCCTTTAGACGAATTTGAAGGAAAAATTAGTAATGCAATACAAGGCATAAGAGGAGGTATGGATAAAGATCTTATGATTGAAATGTTAGAAAATCAAAGACAACTTTTAGGTATACCAGAAGATAAAGCTAAGTTTGCAGTTGAAGATTACATGTCTCGTTTTATGAGAGGAATGAAATAATGTCAAAGAAAGTAAAACGTGTTAAACTTAGAGGTGGTAGGGATGCATCTCAATCTGATTTTAGTCCAGGGCCAGGTGAAAGAACTTCAGATGCAGGATTTGAAAATGATAGCCCGTCGCAAGTCACATCAATAAACATAAAAGATGCACCAACTATATTTGATATTAAAAAGACTGGTGATCCTTCTTTAAATCCTAAATCAAAAAATCAAAGAGATGATGACAGATTTTCTGGATACACTCCGTCCTTTGTTAAACCTAGTATTTTTAAAAGAGCTAGTAATAAAGCTAAAAGTTTTGTAAATTTTGCAAGACCTTTTTTTGAAACAGCTGTCCTTTTTGGTGCTCCAATTCCATCTAATGTAAGAAAAGGAATAGGACTATTTAGAACATTTAATACTGTTAAAAAAGCAATTCCAATTATAAAAGATAAATCTATTCAAGATGAATTAATATCAATCGTAGATACAGACACAGGGGGTATAAATCCAACATACACAGATGGATTAAAAAATGTAACTATGTTAGATGATGGAAGAGAAGATTTTAGATTCGGTAGCCGTGGTTATCAAGGTAGCAGAGCAAGTGGTGTGCAAAGACCAGGTTTTAGTGCTCCTTCTAGACAAGGTCAAAGTCCAAGAGGATCTTCATCTAGTAGACCAAAAACCACAACTAAAAAAAGTAAGGGTGGTGGAGGAGGATCCACTATAACTCAAACAGTAAAAGCATTAACAAATGTTCCAATTCAATTTGGAAAGGCTTTTGTAGGTAATCTTAAAAGTCCAGGTTCAAAAATAAGAGCCAAACTAACTGCTGCACAATTAGCTAAATTAAATGATATTATAGAAAGCAAAGGGACTCCATCAGGACAATTTGATTATAGTGATTATGGTAGTCCCACTAAAACATTTAGTGGTGTTGGAGGTATGAGTCCTTTGGATGCTTCTTTAGCCCTCACTATTGGAGCAGGAGGATTTACAACAAATCCAAAAACAGGTAAAGTTAATATTACGGGTGATACCTATGATTTTACACCAGGAGCTAACCCTGTTACTGATTTTATAAATCAAGGAGGAATTGCTGGCACTCAACCCGTGCAGGCTATTTTTAACTTTGGTCAAAAATTAGGTGAAAGAATAAATCAAAAGGATGGCACAAACCCTAAAAAAATCCCTATACGAAGCAATAAATATGGTGTAAAAGAGTTAGATTACAGGAAATCTGGAGGCTTTGTACCTATTGGTGTCAAAGAAAAAGCAGATGACGTCCCTGCCATGTTATCTAAAAACGAATTTGTCTTTACAGCTGACGCTGTCAGAGGCGCAGGAAATGGTAGCATTAACAAAGGCGCACAAAGAATGTATAATTTAATGAAGAATTTGGAGGCTAGGAAAGCGTAATGTCTACAACTACACAGATAAATAGACCATCGCCATACGTAGAAGCGTTTGGCAAATCACTTACAGATCAAGTTTTAAAGCAAATAGGTACACCTATAGATACTAGTAAATTTGCACCACAAATAGTTAATGTAGATCCTTTTACACAACAAGCCATACAAAGAAGAGCAACAGCTGCTGGTCTTGGTCAAGTAACATTTGATCCTAAAACAGGTGCTGCAACAGGAGTTGGTGCTGGTACGGGGATCGCGGCTTATCAACCGTTTATGGATAAAGCCCAAGAAATGACAGGGCCTGATGCTTACAAACAATTTTTATCACCCTATCAACAAGAAGTAATAGACACAACATTAGAAGGTTTTGATAGACAACAATCAATACAAAGAGGTCAAATAGGAGAAGCTGCACTATCAAAAGGTGCCTTTGGTGGTGGTAGAGAGGGTGTTGCGTTAGGTGAGTTTGATAAAGAATCTTTATTTCAAAGAGCAGCTTTAGAAGCAGGTTTAAGACAACAAAACTTTCAACAGGCACAGGCATTAGCATCACAAGGTTTTGATCAACAAACAAGTTTAGCTCAAATGGTTCCAGGTTTAGAATCAGCAACAGCTGCAGAAATAGGTAGACTAGGTTCTGAGGGTTTTGCATTTAGACAAGCAATTCAAGATGCAGAGGCAGATGCTGCAAGAACAGCAGCTTTTGAACCTTTCCAAAGATTAGGTTTTGCACAAGACGTTTTATCTGCACAATATGGTGGTGGATATGGAACAAGATTTCAAGAACAACCACAACAAAGTCCTTTACAACAGGCTTTAGGAGCAGGTATCGCTAGTGCAGGTATTATAGGAGCACTAAGAGGATAATGTTTTTTAAAAGACCCAGTTTTAAATACGGCGGTCAAGCCGAAGGTATAAAGCAAACAGTTAGAACAAACTTTAGTGCTGGTACTAATCCAAATAAAACAGGCAGTGCTTTTGCTAAAGATATTTTTGAATCACAAGCACCCACTAGTTTTAATGTTATGAACCAAGGTATAGCACAAGGTTTACAAATGAAACAACCTAATGTTGCCATAAGTGGAGGCAGTTTAGATTCTTCTTATTTAGATTCAATTTTTAAAAAACCATTATCAACTGCAAATACGGGTGATGCTACAATAGCCGAAACTATGGCCATGGAGTCAAATATACGTCAACCAAAAATGACTGAAATGAGTGAAGATTTAGGAGAAGATCCATTAGGCTCTGATTTTGATACAACTGAAAAAATTACTTTACCAAGTGGAGAAACACAATTTGTAACAAAACCAAAAGGAGAATTAAGTGATTTAGCAAAAGCTAATTTAGGAATTATTTCTCAACAAGAATATCAACAAATTTTAGAAAAACAAAAGTCAGAGAGACAAAAACAAGAAGATAAAATAAAAGCGGAAAGAGACTTTAAACAAACAGTGACTCAAGCAGAAAAAGACTTTAAAGCTCCATTAAAAGAAACAAATGTAGCTGATGAGTTTGCGGACATTACTTTAGGATCAGCACAGGATGAAAAAATTGCTAATGATCTAGAAGCAAATGGGTTAAAAGCATTAGCAGATGATAATCCTGCTAAAGCGTTAGATGAGGAAGAATTAAAATTAGCAAATAAAGAAGCTGAAAGTGGTCTAACAGGCAAATTTATACCTATGTTTGAAAAATATTTATCACCACAAGCAGCTGAAGTTAAAAGAGATGCGTTTTTAGCAGTTGCCAAATTAGGATTTAGATTGATGAATCAATCTGTTGGTGAAGCAGGTTTAGCATCGGTAGAAGATTTTGAGAAAATTGGCAAAGAAAAACGTCAGTTAAGAGCACTAGCTGCAATGAAGGGATTAGATTATGAAAAAGATGTTGTACTTGCAGATAAAAAATTAAGATTATCATTAGCAAAGATGGGCAAAGCAGATAATTATGATAAAAAATTAAGAGAATTTAAACAGGGAATTATATCTATATATCCTGAATTAGCTGCTAACGTAGGTTATTTAGATATTCTTGCTGCTGATATAAGAGCAACTGAAGGAACTTATGATACTTCTGTGGGTAAAGCTATTAATAGAGATGCTGTTACTTTGTTTTCTAGAAACACAGCTGATTATAAAACAGGACAAAACCCACCTCAGTATATCAATTCAATAGCAAAATTTGCATTTGCAGATCCAATTGTGGATGTAACTACAAACTTAGTTGAGTTACCTTTAAATTCTAAAGGAAAAATAGATGAAAGTTTTGTAATAGAACCAGGTAAGTATTATTTTAGTAAAGGGTTAAAAGGTGGAAAAGAGATATATAAATACACAGGAGGTGTAGAAAAAGTTTACAGTGATGTAAAAGATGACTCCAAAGCATTTGATCTATATCAATCTCCAGTAGGTATTAAAATAAGATAAGGAATTTATCATGGTTAGTCTCAACCAAATAAATCAAGAATATTTAGGTAATACACAAATACCTTTAAATCAAGCAGAAGAACAAAATGATGTAGCAACATGGGAATCTATACTAAATGGTATAGGTTCTGGTTTAGTTAAGGCTGTTGGTAATACTGTATCATTAGGCGCAGAATTAATAGATCTTGGTGCTGACACAAATAAAGCGGCTGAAGTAGAGGCATACTTTGATAAAATAAATCCATTTGATGAAAAAGCAGAAGCAACAACTGCAGGTAAAGTAACCGAAGTATTATCTCAATTAGCAATACCTGGAACAGCAGGTTTTAAATTAGCGAGTGCAGGGGTCAAAGGTTCAAAAATGGCAAGCAAAGCTATCAAAGCAAAAAAGAATAATAAATATTTAGAAAGAAACAATGGTAAAAAAGCATTAGAAGAACTACAAAAAGTACAGAAACAATATAATAGAAAAAGTTTTTATGCAGGCGTGGCTGGTGGTACAGCAGCAGAAATTGCAGTATTTGATGATGACATAGGAACTTTTGGATCTACGTTTGATTTTGGTATAACTAAGTTAGGCACTGATGATGATTTAGAGGGCAGAGAAAATGCATTACAGTCATTGATCAATAGAAGTAAGTTTGGTTTAGAAAGTATATTTTTAACAGGTATTATAGGTGGTGTAGGCACAACAGCAAAATTATTATCTAATCATGGTCAACAGTTATATTTATCTAATAATAAATTTCTTCAATTTATAAATAAATATATAAGAGAACCTTTTGTATCCACTGGTAAAAAAACACCTGAACAATTTGAATTAGAAAGACAAGCAATAGGTAAAGCATCTAGAACAAGACAAGAAGCTAGTAGAGCAGTTACCAATCTAAACAGAGGTATAGATTTATTATTTGGTAGATGGAGATTTACCCTATCTGCAGCAGAAAAAGAACAAAGAGCAAAAATAATAAAACAAGTTGGTAGAACTGTTATGTCAGGTGAATCTAAATTAGTTAAAGATGAAACAGGTAAAAGTTTATTAGAATTTGGTGGTAGTATTAAAAAACCTTTAGAGGGATTTGATAAAAAAGAAGTTACAAAATTAAAAGGATTATTAAAAGGTCTACCAGGAGAAAAATATTTTGATCAGTTATATGGTAGTATGTATTATACTAGGGTAATAGCTGATGATGTTAGAAATACATTTTATAATACTGATTTAGTTCAAAAAGCAGCAGGCCCTGAGTATAAAAAATTAGTAGAAAGTAAAATAGGATCTTTTTTTGAAACAGCTTTTCCATTACTACAAACTAAAAATTTACCTAAATTTTTACGATATCAACCGACTAGAGAAACTATTGAGTCTGTAAAAAAAGAATTAATAGAAGTTAGCAAGTCTAATCCAAATCTTAGAAGAGACTATGGTGGTCAGATGACAGGGCCACAAGCAGAGGCTATAATAGATGATATTGTTAGTGCAAGAGACATATCGTTAGGTAGATTTAAAACACAACCCAAAAAATTACCAGATGGAAGTGTAGAAGATGATGTATTAACACAATTAACTAAAAAAATATCAAGAGAAACTGATCCAAAAAGAGCAAGAGCTCTTGCACAAGCAGAAAAACCAATAGATATAAGAAGAGTAAGACCTTTTGAAGAGGCAGAAATACTTACTGCTAATTTTAGAGCACCTACACAATTATCAAAAGCAACTTTACAAAAAGAATTTTTAGGTAATCCTAATTTAAGAAAAATATTAGGAGACGAAGGTGATATTAGAATTAGATTTTTTAACACCATAGAAACACTAACCAACTATAATACTAAATTAAATTTAGGTAGAAGTTTAACGAACGCTATAAGAAAAGCAGAGGCTGATTTTGGTGTAGTAGGAGATAATGTATCAAATGTAAAATTTACAAAAAATAGAAATCTACCACTTGGCTTTTCTAGTCTTGCAAGTGCAAGAGCTATATTAGGGGATGAAGTTGCTTTAACTCTTCAACAAGTTCCATCAATGACAGATACTGGATTACAAAATCTAATAGGTTTAACTGGGAAAAGAAAAGGAAAAGATTCAGAAATGTTTGATCCTTTTTATAAAATGTATTTTAGAAAAGAAGTTGCCGAGGAATTAGCAGGCACTCAAAAATGGTACATGAAGGATGGAGTTACTTTAAGTTTATATAGAAACATGTTGTTATTTCCAAAGGCAACATCTCAAATAGCTAAAACAGTTTTATCACCTATTACACACGCTAGAAATTTAATTAGTGCAGGTGCGTTTTCAGCAGCGAATGGTGTACTACCTTTAATACCAGCAAGACCAGGTGATTATGCTATTTTTGCTAAATCACTAAAAGAGGCTTTTGGGCCTTTGGTTGGCAAAAATAAATTACAAGCAAAACAATTTTATGATGAATTATTAGAATTGGGTGTCGTAAACTCAAACGTAAGGCTAGGAGACTTATCGGGTCTTTTACAAGATTTACAACTTGGTAAAGGAATATTAACCGATAGAGGCTTTGGTAGAGCATTTAATCCTTTTAAAAAAGGTTATAAATTTATGGAAGGTTTATATGTAGCAGAAGATGATATATGGAAAATGGTAAACTTTGCATCTGAAAGGGCAAAATTGCAAAGAGCTTTTAAAGGTAAAACAAATGAATTTAAAAATCCTTTTACAGGTGCAGCTGAAACGTTAAATCAAAGAGCAGCTAGAATTGTTAGAAATACAGTTCCTAATTATGATTACGTAGGAAGTTTTGTAAGAGGTTTAAGGGGTTTACCTTTTGGTAACTTTGTATCCTTTCCTGCAGAAATAATAAGAACAGGAGGCAATATAATTAAACAAGGTATTGACGAAATGATAGATCCTACAACAGGTAAAATATCTATTAAATCTCCTACTTTTAGTATAGGTCTTAGCAGAATACTTAATTCTTCAATGGTGTTTGCAGGTGTTCCGTACGGATTATACGAAGGAATGAAAGCACTTCATAATGTAACAGAAGACGAAATGAATGCGCTTAGAAAAATAGTTCCTGATTGGTCAAAAAATTCAGTTCTCTTACCTATGGGCAGAGATAAAAATAATAAATTAAAATATATAGATTTTAGTCATGCAAATGCATACGATACTTTAATAAGACCTCTTACAACGGTTAGAAATGCAGTCATTTCTGGTGAAGAAGATGCTGAAAAAATAACAGTGTCTTTAACAAAAGGTTTACTACAAGCAATGGCAGAAGTAACTCAACCATTTGTAAGTGAATCCATATTCTTTGAGGCAGCAAATGACATCATATCTAGAGGTGGACGAACTAGAACAGGTAAAATTATATATGATCGAGATGCAGACAGTGTCGGTGATATAGTAAGAAAAGTAGCCCTACACACTATACAAACACAAGCACCAGGTAGTGTCGCTGCTTTAGAAAGAATATTACGGGCTACAGCAGATGGTGAAAGAGATATATTAAAACAATTTGATAAGTATGGTAATGAGTATTTTTTAAGAGATGAACTTCCAGGTATAGCAGGATTTAGAGTTGTCACCGCTGATACAAATAGAGCTCTTCCATACATAGTAACTGCATATAGAAAAACAATTGACAGAGCAAAAGGCCCCATAAATACTTTAGTTTATAGAGGTGGTGAAATAGACCCAGTGGATTTAACAGAGGCAGTAATAGACGCTAATAAAGCAAAATTTAAATTAGATAGAGAATTTTATCAAAAACTACAAGCATTAAAAACTTTAGGTGTAGATACAGTTAAATATGAAAAACAGTTTGATAGAATACGAGGTCAAAGACAAAAATCATTTTTAAGAACAGGGTTGTTTAATCCTGTAGTATTAACTCAAGCAGATATTCAAGCTATAATTTTAAATGCAAATGAAAAAGGTTTTAAAAATCCACTTCCTACATCTTTAACACAAATTAATAGATTTATAGGTGATGTAACTGCAATACCTTTATTGGAGGCTCCATTAGAAGAAGCAACTGATGTTGATGATTTCATAAATGATGTTAGATCTAGAAACGTAAGAGAAAGTTCTTTAATCCCTAATGTATTTAAACAAGAATTAAACACTGCAATGCCTACAAATATAGGAGGTACAGCAACAAATATGAATATACCTTATGATCAAATGACTATTGCACAGAAGATAGAATACGATAATATGGTAAGAGGTAAGTAATTATGGCAATAGACCCGAAAACAACTAGAGAACACATCTTAGCACTGTATGGTTATATAACAGGTGTAAGAAAAGATATTACTCAAATAAAAAATAATCATCTCAAACACATACATGCAGACGTCGAGAAGTTGGGTGGTAAAATAGACAAGATCTATTGGGTTCTCTTAGCAGCTGCGGGATCTGCTGCACTATTTGCATTAGGATTATTATTTAAATAATGAAACTCACACGTAACTTTAGCCTTTCAGAGCTTATTAAATCAGACACAGCAATTAGGTTGGGTATAGATAATAACCCAAACGCTGATCAAATGGAAAAATTAAAATTATTATGCGAAAATATTTTGCAGCCAGTACGTGATCATTTCGGCAGAGTCACGGTAACGAGCTGCTTTCGTTCACCAGAGCTGTGTGTAAAAATAGGTAGCAGTTTAAATTCGCAACATACCAAAGCTGAAGCGGTCGACTTCGAATGTCTAGGCACAAGCAACGCTGAAGTCTTTGATTGGATCAAAGCAAACCTAGAGTGGGATCAAATGATCTTAGAGTTCTTCACTCCAGGTGAACCTAACAGCGGATGGATCCACTGCTCTTGGGTAGCGGAAAATCCTCGTAAACAATTATTAAGAGCATACAAAGAAGACGGTAAAACAAAATACAAACCTGTCATAGGTAATGCTGTAGATCTAGTCTAACGACAGATACAACCAAAAAAATCTCCACTACCATCATTCATCACATGTCTATTAATAAAATCGTGGTACGTGGTTAGTTTTAATCTTAAAATATCACAAAGATCAAAACAATTTACTTCTGTGTGCAGAGCAAGGTCAGATAGCATAGCTTTAGTTACAGGAACTAAACTATACACTCCATCATTTAAGATTATTAGATCCACTGTTTTAGGTCTTCACCCATTATTTCTGTAGCGATATTAACTTTGTTTCTCAAAGACTCTACTATTTTTTCATCTACAGTATCATCCGCTAACATATCAATATAGGTTACATTATTTTTTTGACCTATTCTGTGTGCTCTATCTTCAGATTGTAATCTTTTTTCTAAATCATAACTGTTAGAATAATATATTACAGCTTTTGCCTCTGTTAGTGTAATACCGTACCCACCTGTTTGAGGATTACCTATAAAAAATCTAACCTTAGAATTAGGATCTTGAAACTTTTTAATATTTTCTTGTCTTTGATCAGCACTGATAGCACCATAATAAGTTACTATAGAATCTTTTCCATATTTTATTTTACCTTCCTCATCTTTCATGTGAGATATGGCCTTTATAATATTTCTAATATCGTGAACATAATTAGCCCATATAATAACTTTACCATCTACTTCTTCTATTAAGTTTAATAAATCTTTAATTCTATTATTACTTAACTCTATCACCTCATCATCGTCTGTTTTCATATGTCCACAAGTTATTTGATGTAGCCTCATTAATTGAGTTAATACAGTGCTGGTAGACATAACCTTAGAGTTCAGATGTGCGAGGGCCGTGGTTCGCATTTGATCGTATAATTCTCTTTGTTCTTTGGTTAGTTCTACTCTATGTTTTATAAATATTTTATCTGGTAAGTCCAAGCAATCCTCCTTTAATATTCTAAATGAAAATGGTTTAATACTCTTTTCTAACTCTTCTAGTCTTTGATATCCCGAAACTAATTGTATAGATCTACCATTAATTAACACTCTACGCATAATCGCATATCTATTTCTAAAAGATACGTAAGAAAAAAAGTTTAATAAAAACGGATCTAAAAAATAACACTGACTAAACAAATCTAAAGGTGATTTAGTTACAGGTGATCCTGTTAATATTCTACGATATAAGGCACCATCAGCTATCTTAATTATATTTTTAGTTCTAGCAGCACCAGGGTTTTTAATAGTGGTGCTTTCATCAATCGCCATCATAGCTTTATGTGTTCTTAAAAATTTTTGTGCAGCATCAACACCTTTTTGTGTAGACAATGCTTCAACGTTCATAATAAAAATATGAAGATCATCATCTATTTTTAATAAAGACTCAAATTCTTTTTTAAATTTTTTAGTATGATTTGCTTTCCACATAACAACTTTCTTTTTTACATGATCAGGCATGTGTGTAGGTATCTCTTCTGAGAACCAATTTTTATATACACCTTTGGGTGCAACTATTAAAGCACCATCAATCTTTCCGTTGTCATAGAGCACAGCTATGTTATCTATTAATACTTTAGATTTACCTGTACCCATCTCCATAAACAACGCGAAATTTTTTTCGAATGCACTTCTTTCTAATGCAATCAATTGATGCTGAAACGGTTTCGTCTTAAATTTATATTTAAACATTTTATCTTTCTTAACTTGACATATAATTATTAATGATTATTATGTCAAGCAGAAATGACAGAAAGTTTTAACATAGCGAAAGCATTATCTGAAAGACATAAAAGTAAATCTACTGTTTATGTAATTCAAGCTGTTCCAGGTACACGTGATGGTGCACCTAAAATAAATATTGTTGGAGCACAAGAGTTTGGTGAAATTAAGGTAATGCTAGATGAGGACAAACAAATAATGTTTAGTCCTGCACCTATGGTTAGAAAGATGAAAAGAATGTTAAAAGATTTTTCTGATGATGATTACTTGTTATTAACAGGTGATCCTGCTTTAATAGGTGTAGCTTGTTCTGTTGTTTCTGAAACAAACAACGGTAAATATAAACTTTTGAAATGGGACAGACAAGAAAGACAATACTATCCTATTTCAATTAACATACACGATAGAGGTGATATAAATGAGTAAAGAGAAAATGGAAAATCTTTGGGAACAAGACCAAAGTGATACTCTGCAGGAAGGCGGTGGTGATCTAGCAGAGTTAAATAAGAAAGTAAAAAAGTTAGAAGCATGTGAAAGTAGATTAGAAAAATTAATGGAAGAGGTTGACACACTAAAGTCAAATATCAAAAAGATCTCTTATGAAGAGATACCAGATCTTCTAGCTGAAAAAGGTTTAGCTTCACTAAAACTTAGTGATGGTACTGTAGTTGAAGTGAAGAAAGTTATTAATGCTTATCTACCTAAAGCGGATCGAGATCCCGAAGGTAGAGAAAAAGCATTTCAATGGCTTCGAGATAACGGCCATGGCGATATCATTAAAAACGATATCACTGTTTCCTTTGGTCGTGGCGAAGATAACAAGGCAGTGGAATACGCTAGCCTTGCACAGCAAAAAGGTTATTTACCTACTCAAAAGGTAGATGTACATAACCGAGTCCTTGTTGCTGCTTTTAGGGAGCGCCTTGAAAAAGGACAAGAGGTGCCTCCCGAACTATTCAATCTGTTTGTTGGAAACCAAACAAAAATAAAGAGGAGTAAATAATGAGTCGAGAAGCAATGACCGATAATAGTGAAAAGAAACTAGTGAAAAAAGAAGCGAACCTACCTAGCGAACTTACTGCTATGTTTGAAGCAGATGCAGGCATGGGTTTAGAAAACATGGGGGCAGATGATGTAAAGATTCCATTTATAAGAATCTTACAAGATCTATCTCCACAAGTGAAAGAGGGTAAGGGTGAATACGTACAAGGTGCTAAACCTGGTATGATCATCAACTCTGTTTCAAAGAAACTCTATGATGGGAGAAAAGGCATCAATGTCCTACGTTGTTACTACAAGAGAGAGTATGTAGAATGGAAGGACAGAGGTAAAGGAGAGAGTGCACCAGTTGCAACTTACTCTGCCAACGATGACATCATTCATACGACGAATAGAGATCAGTTAGGTAAAGATAGATTGCCAAATGGTAATTATCTAGCCAACACAGCTAATCACTATGTGTTGATGATTGATGATAATAAGGTTACTGAAAGTGCTTTGATAGCAATGTCATTTTCACAACTTGTTAAAAGTAGAGAATGGAACACCATGATCACTAGTAACAAGCATATGAAAAAAGATGGCACAATCATTAAACCGCCTGCTTTTAGTCATGTTTACAATTTAAAAACTGTCTTACAAACAAACAGTAAGGGTGAGTTTTACAATTGGAGCATTACAAAGGTTGGGCCATTGACGGATCCGAATACTTATCAAACTGCTAAAAAATTCTCAGAGGGTGTCTCTAAGGGTGCAGTTAGTGCAAAGTATGACGAAGAAAAAGTCAATGAATCATCTGATTCACCATACTAAGGAATCCTAGGTCGTGGGCGGTGAAGCGAGAGTGGACTCGCCCACGTTAAGTTATGGTAGAAAAATTTATAGAAATATTCAGAGGGCTTAGTTTAGGATATGGATTAACTAAACGAGGCAACGTATCTGAAAGAGGTAAGGTTGAGTCTAGCCATCGTTGGATAGAAAAAGAACTTACCAAACAAGTTGTTCAAGATCACTTAGATGGCACAGGTGATAACTTGGGTATTGTACCAATCAACGAAGATAACAAGTGTAAGTGGGGTGCAATAGATATAGACGAATATACATTTAATCATAAAGAATTTACTAAGAAGATGAGAGATTTAAAAATACCTCTCATAGTTTGCAGATCAACGAGTGGTGGTGCTCACCTATATTTATTTACAAAAGATTTTGTAGAGGCAAAAGATATGAGGCAGATACTATTGAGTCTTACAGCATCACTTGGACTTGTAACTAGAAAAGATAAAATATTTCCACAACAAACTAGAATCAATGTTGAGACAAATGACAGGGGTAACTTCTGTAGTTTGCCATATTATAAACACAAAACAGGCACAAAATACGCAATAAATGACGATGGATCTGCGGCTAGTTTAGAATCATTCTATTCTATGTATGATAAGTATGCAGTAGAACCTTCGAAATTATCTGAAATAAAAGTTGAATTAAATGATAATGCCAAGGCTATATCAAATGGCCCACCATGTTTAGAGGTATTATGCTCACAGGGTTTTCCACAAGGCACACGAAACAACGGACTATACAACATAGGAGTGTTCTTAAAAAAATCATCACCCGATGATTGGGAGACGTTGATCGAGGACTACAATAGAAAATATCTTAGCCCTCCTTTGAGTAATGCAGAAGTAGAAAATGTGAAAAAATCTCTACGTAAAAAAGATTATAACTATGGGTGTAATGATCAACCTATAAATTCTTTTTGTAATAGAGAAGTATGTAGAACAAGAAAACACGGTATTGGGTATGGTAATACTTCTTTGCCAGAGATAAGTAATTTAACAAAAATAAATCATAAACCACAACCACAGTGGTTTGTAAACGTGGATGGAGAAAGATTAGAATTAGAAACAGACGATTTACAAATACAAGCTAGATTTAAAAAGGCATGCATGGAACAATTAAACATGATTATACCAAGAGTATCAGATAGACAATGGGATACTTTATTAAGAGTTTTATTTTCAGCAATACAAATCATAGAGCCACCTGAAAGTTTATTAATTAAAAATCAACTCGAAGATTTAATAGAAGACTTTGCTGTGAGAAGAGCACAGGGTAGACAGAAGAGCGATATATTAAGAGGTGTTCCTTACACAGCAGATGGTGAAACAATGTTTAGATGGAAAGATTTAAAAAAGTTTTTAGAAAGACAGAAGTGGTCATTTGATATTAGAAAAACAGGATCAATGATTGAAGATATATTTAGCACAACAGAAAAGACATTAAACATAGAAGGTAAAAGAGTTAGAGTATGGGTTATGAAAGCCATGGAAAAACAAAATACATCTTTTGAAAAACCAAAATACAAAGAGGAGGATGCGTTTTGATTACAATTATACTTGGCCCACCTGGAACAGGTAAGACAGAAAAACTTTTGTCTTTGGTTGAAGAGTATCTGTCAAAGAAAATACATCCGAGTCGTATAGGTTACTTTGCATTTACCAAGAAAGCTGCAAACGAAGCCTTATCAAGAGCCATGCAAAAATTTAATTTGTCAGAAGATGATCTGCCATACTTCAGAACCTTACACTCACTAGCATTTAGAAGACTATCTATAAATAAAAATCAAGTTATGAAAAAATTTCACTATCAAGACCTTGGAAAAAAGCTAGGTTTTTCAGTGGCTTACGCATCATATCAAGATGACTTCGGTGGATACTTCTCATCTGATAGTGACTATCTTAATTTAATATCTCTTGCAAGAGTCAGAGGTATACCTGTCGAGGAACAATTTGATTTGAATGAACATGAAGCAGACATAGAAAGAGATAAACTAATTATCATAGCCCATGAACTTGAAAGATATAAAAAAGAAATAGGTTTGATCGATTACACAGATATGATTTTAAAATTTACAGAAAAAGATGTAGCACCAAAATTAGATGTAATGTTTATAGATGAAGCACAGGATCTTAGCTTGTTGCAATGGAAGATGGTAAAACAAATGTGGCAGAAATGTGACCAGGTTTTTGTTGCTGGTGATGACGATCAAGCAATATTTAGATGGGCAGGTGCTGATGTTGATTCATTTATTGCATTGAAAGGTAAAACAATAACTCTTGATCAATCTTACAGAGTTCCGTCTGGAGATATACATAACTTATCAATTGGCCTAGCAAATAGAATAACTAATAGAAGAGAAAAGATGTGGCAACCAAAAACATCCGAAGGTGTTTTAAGATATCATGGTGATATACAACAAGTTGACATGTCATCTGGCGAGTGGTTAGTATTAGCTAGAACAAAATATTTATTAGAAGACACCAAAGATTTTTGTGAAGAGAGAGGATGGTATTACAATTTTAAAAATGAGAAATCAATAAATGAAGATACTTTTAAAGCGATCATTGATTGGGAGCAGTGGAGAAAAGGACAACAACTTAATTATGATTCTGTAAAAAATATTTATGGACACATGAGTTCTAATAAAATCAACCAAGCACATAAGTTAGGTAAGACATTACTGAAAGAACAAACATACACAATAGAAGATTGTCTAGATAATTATGGATTGAAAACAAATAATGTTTGGTACGAATCATTAGATGAGATTGATTTTAAAACTAAAGAGTATATAAGAGCAATGAGAAGAAATGGAGAATTATTGAGACGAGAGCCTAGAATAAAATTATCAACTATACACGGCATGAAGGGAGGTGAATGTGATAACGTTGTATTGTTAAGTGACTTAACAGAAAACACAATGCGTAACTTTGAAAAAACTCCAGACGATGAGAATAGATTATTTTACGTTGGAGCAACAAGAACAAAGAAACAGTTACATGTTGTTGAACCAAAATCATTTGACATGAGTTATCCGCTATGACACATCCAGACGATTTCAAAGATATATTTCCACAGGAAAAAGGGCCAAAGCATTACAAAAATTATGTAATACAACCCTATGAGTTTATATCTAAAAACGGACTCTCATTCTTTCAGGGCGTAATTATTAAATACGTTGTAAGATATTTGATGAAAGATGGTATAAAAGATTTAGATAAGATCATTCATTACTGTGAATTAGAAAAGAAAAGATTGAGAGATAAAAAGTGAAAGGATTACAACAACCTTTATTTGCACCGCAAACAGAGTGGGTGCCTCCATCTGAATTTAAAGATCTAAGTAACTACGATGAAATAGCCATTGACTTAGAAACCTGCGATCCAAACATCAAGACGCGTGGTTCGGGGTCAGTGGTTGGTGACGGAAAGGTCGTGGGTATTGCAATTGCAACAAACGATTGGTGTGGATACTTTCCATTTGATCACCTGGGTGGTGGTAACTTGGATAAGGATAGAGTCCTTGGTTGGTTTAAAGATGTATTAAAAACACCTGCAACTAAAATATTTCACAATGCAATGTATGATGTTTGTTGGATAAGATCCATGGGTTACTCGATCAATGGTGAGATAGTTGATACAATGATAGCTGCTAGTCTGATTGATGAGAATAGATACTCTTATAATTTAAATGCAATATCGTATGAATTTTTAAAAGAAAGAAAAAGTGAAACAGAATTAAACGCAGCAGCAAAAGAATGGAGTCTCGATGCAAAGGCGGAGATGTGGAAACTACCTGCAATATATGTTGGTAAGTATGCAGAGAAAGATGCTGAACTAACTTTTAAATTATGGGATAGATTTAAACATGAGATAAGAGAACAAGATCTACAAAATGTATTTGATTTAGAAAAAAGTATATTTCCTTGTCTTGTGGATATGAAGTTCAAAGGAGTTCGCGTAGACGTTGAAAAAGCGAATCAAACCAAGAATCAATTAGCAACGAAAGAAAAACAGATACTTCAAAATTTAAAGAAAGAAACAGGTATTGATGTGGAAATATGGGCAGCAGCTTCTATTGCTAAAGTATTTGATAAATTAAAATTACCATATGATAGAACAGAAAAATCTAAGGCTCCATCATTTACTAAAAATTTTTTACAGAATCATTCTAATCCTCTAGTCAAACAGATAGCACAGGCTAGAGAGATAAACAAAGCACACACAACTTTTATAGATACGATATTAAAACATGAACACAAAGGAAGAATACACGCTGATATAAATCAACTTAGATCTGATCAAGGCGGGACAGTTACGGGTAGATTTAGTTATTCTAATCCAAACTTACAGCAGATACCTGCAAGAAACAAAGATCTTGGGCCTTTGATTAGATCGTTATTTATACCCGAAGAGGGACATACGTGGGGTTGTTTTGACTACTCGCAACAAGAGCCGAGGTTAGTGGTTCACTATGCATCGTTACAAAAATTATTGGGAGTTGAAGATGTGCTAGAGGCATACAAAGATGGTGATGCAGACTTTCATACCATCGTTGCTGAAATGGCAGAGATACCAAGAGAACAAGCCAAGACTATAAATCTTGGTTTGTTTTATGGTATGGGTAAAAACAAACTTCAAGCAGAGTTAGGTGTAAGTAAAGGCAGAGCAGAAGAATTATTTCAACAGTATCATAACAAAGTTCCTTTTGTTAGAGAACTCATGGATGCTGTATCGAGAAGAGCACAGAATTCTGGTAAGATTAGAACGTTATTGGGTAGACGTTGTCGTTTTCATTTATGGGAGCCAAATCATTTTGGCCTACATAAACCTTTACCACATGATGATGCACAAAGAGAGTATGGCCCAGGTATCAAAAGAGCAATGACTTACAAAGCATTGAACAGATTAATACAAGGATCAGCAGCAGACATGACTAAAAAATCTATGATTGATTTATATAATGAAGGAATCATACCACATATCCAAATACATGATGAATTAGATGTGTCAGTTGAATCAGAATCACAGGCAAAAAAGATAATTGAAATTATGGAGAATGCTGTTAGTCTAGAAGTTCCCAACAAAGTTGATTATGAGCATGGAAAAACTTGGGGAGATATTTATGATAAGGGATAGTTATGGCTTATTTAAATGCAAATATACCCGTAGAGTACGCACAGATCAGGAGAGAATATCTCTATGATCTTAAAAAACATCATGGAGAAGTTGAAGACTGTATTATCTTTGGTGTCACTTGTATTACAGGTCGTGCATTATTATTTCATGCTATCATGGAAAACGGCGCAATATTTTATCGCTTACCTATTAGCGCGTTTATTCAAAGAGGATTTAAGATCACCGACGTCCCCCAGCGAAGGCTTGATGAACTTCAGCTTTGGAATTCTTTTTCTTATTATCCTGCTGTCACTTCTTGGGATATCTTAGAATCACAATCTGGAAAATACAGAGGAAAAGATAAAAAATGGCATCACGGAAAGTATTTATTTACTGTTGACTTTGCACATCCAGAACCTAATATACTAGACACTGATCATTCAGAGATACCGCATGAGCATAAATGTGCTCACATATTGGCATTAAACGACGGTAACTATGCAGCACAACCAAACAATAGGTTAATTTGGGATATACCATCATTTACGGTGAAAGACCAAGTGCCAGATTGGAAAGTGCAAACTAATTATTGGAACGTAGAAGATACGCAACAGTGGCGAACAGAGGACACTGACAATTTCTTTTACGAAATAGAGGAGAAGAAAAAGTGAGTTTAAATCTTTGTAATTTATGTGGACACGCACATCGTGGTTCGATAGTATGTGCCATATGTGGATGTAGTTTAGAACCTTTAATACTTCAAGACGAAGTTAAAACTATAAAGGAGGACAACATGGTAAAGAAAATTGTAAAATGGATTTGGAATATCATTTGCTGGCCGTTTAAGAAGGCACATGAATGGCTAACAAATTCATTACCAAAGTAATTTATGAACAAAAAACCACTCAATATATCAGAAGAGGCAGCCGTGCAGATGCCTATGAAGACGGTTGCCTCGCTGATCGTCATCGTAGCGCTTGGCACCATGGGCTATTTTCAAATAATAGAACGTCTTAATGTTGCAGACACTCGTATACAGATCATGGAAAAAGATCTTGAAGAGAATACAGAGTTTAGAATCAAATGGCCACGTGGGCAACTTGGTTCATTACCCGCCGATTCTGAGCAATTTATGATGATCGAGGATCTTTATAAAACTACGGATAAGTTAAATGCACACATAGAAAACATGGCATTAAACAAAGTTAATATAGAATTTTTAAGAGGTCAGATGGATAAAGTATTAGTTGATATTGAAAAACTAAAAGATGCTAATAGAGATCTAGGATACAAGAACGGAAAATATAATGATTGAAACTGTTATAGCCCTACTTATGTTTGTAAACGGAGAGATCAAGGAAGCTCGTTTGCAACCGTCGATGGCCGTTTGTTTACGTGGCAAACGTGAAGCTGAGAGAAATTTTTCTGAATCTGTTTCTTACAAATGTATTCGTAGTCAAGCAGAATTAGAGGACAATATCGATGGATCAAAAAGTATTAAAAAACTTATCCTATCTAAATAAATTTGCACAAAAGCTAAGAGATTTTAAATTAAATCCGTATGCGAAAGAAGTTCGCACTCCGCAATATAAGCAGAGAATACGTAAAAATAAAAAATTGTATGATAGAAAAAAATTAGATAAAGTTGAATTATGACTTTTGGAAAAATGGGTTTCTACATCGATACGGCAACAGGCGTTTGTCCGCACTGTGAAGAGAGCACTTTGTTAATTGCTGTTGTTCAAGAATTTTATCGTTGCACTACTTGTGGTGAGGATACTAAACAACACATCAATGGTTCAATACGATACTTAAAATTAACAAAGGATGACACTGAATGGCTAAAAAACCGAAGTTTGGGGTAAACAATTACAAAGGATCTACACGTAAGAAAAGACCAAAGAGACACTCAAAAAAACCAAACAAAAAATTTGACAAGAAAAAAAGTAGAGGTCAGGGCAGATAATGAAAGTATTTACCTTAGTCCTTTACATTTGTTCGGCGGCAGCTAACACATGCATACCACCGTATCAGTGGCCTGATCAATTTAAATCTTCGTATGATTGCATGGTCATGGGATATGAGGAAGCTCATGCAAAAATCATAGAGATGGGAGAGGATAAAGTAAATGAATTTAATATATACATTAAGTTTGATTGTATACCTGAAGAAATTATCATACCTGAAAAAAAACCTACAAAAGGATTGTTAACATAAACCACCCCCGCTTGATTGAGAGAGGGAACTAAAATAATGAGCGAGGGTGGAACTAAACGTTCTTCTATGGGAAAGTTCACAATGCCATAAAAGCACCACATTGTCAAAATAAAACTTGACTAAAAATTACGGTATGGTAATTTGCGTTAAATTTAGGGAGAAAGTTATGAGAAAAAATTTCAAAAGTGTAACAATACCATTAGCTGCTTACAATGAAATTAAAACATTGGGAACTAGTCAAATATTTGAAGTACCTTTATCAGTTTCAAAAACAATTGTTTGGTTGCTTGAAAAAAATAAACAAAACTATAATAGAAAAAATGGAAAACTAAGTGACGGGAAAAATAGTGTGTCCAAAGTGTAGGGGCAATGGATACCTTGGGGGGTCTAGGGATACAGATACTCAAACAGATTGTGATTATTGCAATAATCAAGGAGAGGTTGACATTACAGAAGAAACAGTGAATTATGGGCGTGATACAATTAACAAGGGAAATGGTCATGCCAAAAAGCATAAGACTAACGGGGGACTACAGTGAAAACGCTGCCATCGCATATTTCCAAAAGACTAATCATTTTGTTTTTAAATCTTGTCAGAGTCACGGCGCGGTCGATATGGTTACTATCAATATGGATACGGGTGAACTTAAACTATGGGACGTTAAAACACAAAATTTTAGAAAAGATGGGACTACGATATCCAGACTGCCCAGAAGAAAGAGAGTTGGGAATAGGGTCATAAACCTAATTTATTATGATACAAAGAAAGAAAAATTTTTTTTACCAATTAAAAGAAAGTTCAAAAACAAAAGAAAGGATTAAATATGACAGTTAGAGAGTTGATAATGAAATTATTAGAGGATGGTTGTCACGACTTAGATGAAGAAATTAAACTTTGTTTAATGAGCCACTCCAAAGATGAATGTTGTTGGATTGATTTTAGAATTACAGAATGTGATGAAAATACAATCTATTTCAGAGAAAAAGGTATAACTAGTGAGAAAAAAATTTTTACGGTTAAGTTGCCTTTAGATGAAGAAATGGCAAGAATTATTAGAGAGAATAGGAATAATGAAAACTAGATGGAACGAGAGGTACAAATACCCAAGGAGTAGTAGAAGTTTAGTCATGGGTCAAAGGTACTACGAAATAGATAATAATCCTTTTTTATCAAAGCTACCATCTGTAACTACAATTATAGCACAAACTCAATCAGAAGAAAAGAAAGCAAGTTTGGCTAGATGGCGGCAGAATGTTGGCGAAAAAGAGGCAGATTCTATAATGAATGATGCATCTAAAAGAGGAACAGCTATGCATAGTTACTTAGAACACTATCTTATTAGCCTAAAAACGGGTCTTAAACGCGAGGATTTAACTGACATAGGGGTACAGGCCAAGAAAATGGCTATGGAGATTATAAAGTACGGATTTGAAGATTTAAATGAGATATGGGGATGTGAAGCTACTATGTATTACCCTGGCAAATACGCAGGAACTACAGATGTTTGCGGTAGATACATGGGTGAAGATAGTATTATAGACTTTAAACAAACCAATAAACCTAAGAGAGAGGAGTGGATAGATGATTACTTCGTACAACTAGCAGCTTATGCAATAGCACATAATAAGGTGTATGATACAAAGATTAACCAAGGAGTGATCTTAATGTGTTCAAAAGATGGCATGTATCAACGATTCACTGTCAGTGGTCAGAGATTCATGGACTTTAAAGACAAATGGCAACGGAGATTGGAGCAATATTATGGCGATAAAGATAACGGCGATAAAGCAGATCAGTAAAGATTCGGGGTTCGGGGACGGTGAATGGCAAGAGGATATGCGGAAACTCAACAACTTTAAAACGGCGTATGATAAAGCAAATGACAAGGGAATGAAAGAGGTTTATAAAAATAAATGGTACAATTATGTCAAAATTGTGGCAGATAGGATGGATACATATAGTGGGAAATCCTGAGTGATATTTTTTTGAAAAAAAAATTTGAAATATTTTGTGTTACCTTTGTTACCATACTGCAAAAAGTGTAGTAATATCAGTGGTTTATGTACAAAAATATGGTAATTTTTTGGTAGATTCATGGTAGATTTGGTAACAAAAATAGACAAAGTCCGTCACGCGCGTAGTGTTTTTTTTATATAAAAATTGGGTTAGTCAAATATTCCCACTATATAGAGGGGGTATTGTGTGCTAGTTTAGTGTATGCCTGCAAAACGAAAGAAATCTAAATATCGACATGTTGTTATTAGAAATAAGAAATATTATTTCTATTCTATTACATGGGCGGATATCACGGGCGATTCGGGGCACAGTACAGCAGAAGAATTTATGAAATTTAAACCTAGTATCATGGTTACTCAAGCCTACTTATTTAGTAAGGATAAGCATAACATTAGAACTTTTGCATCATATGAAAAAGGTGATGAATTATTCTCTGATCGAAATGTATTTCCCAGGGGGTGTATTATAAAAATGGAGAAAGTTAATCTTTAGAT